AACCGAAACGCTCCGAACGTCGTCGTTCGAACCGTCGTCGTCCGGAACTTCTGCCAGCGTCATCGAGACGCCGTCATCGCTGAACAGCTTCAGACGCGGCGCCACGGGCTCGAGGCAATCGACGGCGCCGATCGCCTGGCTGACCGCTTCGCCGGCCTGCTGCAAGATCTCGGCGACGACCCGCCTCCGGGAGCTCGCCTGACAGAAAGCGGTTGTGATGATCGAGTGCGTGTCGATCGGCACGTCGAGTTCGATTCTCAGTCGCATGGGACGTCGTCTCCTTGATCCGCAGCCGGGGCCTGTCCGAACTCCATCCGGCCGTATTTCGCCTTCGTGGCCTGGTTGCCGGCGCGCTGATTACATTCGCCCGGTGACCCACACGCCACGTTGTGCCCGCGTCGCTCGCATTCACGTTGGAACTCAGGTCGGCCGTCCTCTTCCGATCCGGACGGACGCGATCTAGCCAGCCAGCTCCCGAACTGCTTGACGAAGATCTCTATCGGGAATCCGCAACGGACGACGAACGCGTCGTGTGAATCGAAGAAGGCGTCGAGCGCGTGGCCGATGGTGTCGACGTCGTAGTGCTCGAGGAGCGGGGCCATGCGAGCTCGGTGTTGACCGTTGACGTGCAGAGTCTTGCCGACGGTCGCGGCATAGCGTCGCTGGTAGTGCTCGAGCAGACGAGACTCGTCATCGGTTCGAGCCGAGAGAGGGGGCTCCTCTCTCTCTTTCTGATCTTGTACGTACATCTCTCCTGATCGGCGGACGGAAGCGTCCGAGGTTTCAGTCACCCGCGTCCGAGGTTCTTCAACGACGCGTCCGAGGTCTGGCGCAGACGCGTCCGAGGTTCCCATCTCAACACCTCGGACGCGTCCGTCCGAACTCTCCGCCTCTGGCTTCGGACGTGATCGTCCGATCTTCGCGCCCGCCATGTGTGCCGGGATGAGCGCGTCCAACCGCATCGCGTACGCCATCGGCAGGCCACTTCGCCACCCCGGCGTATCGAATGATGACTTGCGCTCGGTCAGCGGTACCAACACCCCGAGCGCGATGAGCTTCCTGACATCGGCCCGAACGTTCTTCACGTCCTTGTTGAGAAACGCGGCCAGCGTACCCAGTCCAGGCCGAATGCCCTGGCCGTCGAAGCCCATGCCGTCGCCGTTGCTGAACATCGCCATCGCCACCGCGGTAGCCTTCAACGTGCTCGGGATTGTGGCCATAAAGACGCGCTCCACGAGATCGAGACGGCTCACGGCGCCTCGGCGGCGTCGCGAGTTGCCGGCACAGCCCGCCCTGGCGCCGCCTGTGAGCGCTCGCGTGTGGTCCACGTGGCACGCCACCACGCGAGCAGATCCCGACGCGAGAAGTAGCGCTGCCGCGTGCCAGCGACCGCCAACGGAAAGCCGCGAGAGGAGAGCAGTTCCTCCAGCTCGACTTCAACCAACGACGCCAGTCGTTTGAGAGCGCCTTCCGAGACGAACGATGCCTCGGCCATGAGCAGGTGTTCGCCCTGTCGGCGCAGATCGGTGCTCACGCGGCGCGCCCTCCTCCTGGCCGGCCTTCGTCCTTTGGAGGCGGCGGCGCAGCGGAGGCCGCGAGCTCGGCGACGAGCGCAGCGGCCAAGCCCTCGACGAGCGAGGCGCGCTGCGCCGGCGTGAGCGCGACAGGCCGGTCGGCCGTTCGCGAGCTGATCACAGGGCCTCGACAGCCTCTGCGTCGGGGACTTCCGCCTTTCCCCTTTGGCGCGCCAGTCGCTCGACCTCGCCGAGCTCGAACAGGCGGACCCCGGTGCTGGTGCGCTCTGCTACAAGTTCGCCGCGCCGTTCCATCGCCCGCACGGTGACGCTCGCGACACCGAGGAGTCTGGCGGCTTCAGATGTGAGGATCCGCATGCACCGGATAGTGCATGCTCCCGGCGCACGGGTCTACGTGATCTGGTTTCTGAACTTGGGCCAGCTACAGAGAACCGGCCTGTTTGAAGTGTTTCAGGTGGCCAAAGAAGCCGACGCGGTCTTGAAATTCCCACAACGCATGGACCTTGAGCGCTTGCTGTTCAAGGTCCTGGGCCTGGGCGGCCTCTGCGAAGGCGCTCCACCCACGATCCACGCTTGACTTGCTGATGCCGTACCTCTCGGCCAGCCACTGGGCTGCGTAGGTCGGCTGGTGGCCGCCATTGTCGACGAGAACACGCATCTGAACCGCCAGGGCGAATAGGTCGTGCTGGCGCTTCGCCGACTGAAACGGATCGTTTGCAGTGCCAATGGTCGGTGGGGGGAAGCCGAAGACGCGCGCGATCGTGTTGGTCCAGTTCTCGTCGCTGGCATCACGTTCTTCGCGCGCCTCTACACAGCGCTCGGCGACTTCGTCGAACGCCTGGAGTATCCACCCGGGCATCGGTCCCAGTTCACCGTCTCTGTCTCGGTTGAGTTTTCCTCGGGCGAGTCGGTACGCCGCCCAGAGCGTGAAGGGGTGTCCTGTCAGCGCGAACTCGAGCCGCATCAGCTCGAGCCTGCGTTCGACTTCGTCTCGCGCGATGACCGTCATCGTCTGCCCTCCGCGAGCAGTCTCTCCGCGGCAGAAGTGGGATCGGCGGCAGCCGGCGCGGAGAGCCGGTTTTCGGGAGCTACCCTATCCGCCGAAGTGGTGCAATTCTACGCCGCTCGCCGCAGCTCCACGACTCCACGGAACACGGTGGCGGCGCCAACCGTGGCAGTACTCAGCTCCCGGTGGGGACGCCACTTGCCACGCGGGTTATCCGGCACGGACACCACGCCCTCGAGGAGCCATCCCGCGATCGACGCCTCGCCGGCGAACTGATACCAGCGCCGGGCACCCTCCACCATCGGCGTGAATCGAATCGCGCGACCCTCGAGCAGCTGCTTGAGCATCGGACGGGCGTGCTCCGTCTGTCTCAGGAGCAACCCTCGCCAGTCCTGCAGCCGCTGGCGCGCCAGGCGCTCCGTAGCGCGCCAATCGATCCGCGGGACGAGCGGGCCATCCCCGAGCTGCTTCGCTCGCGTGGCGAGCTCCTGGCGCCTCCGATCGGTCTCCTGCAGCCGCGCCACGATCGGCGCCACGTCGCCGGCGCCGAGCGCGATCGCCTCCGTCAGCCTGGCCACCTGGCGCGCGGCCGCGTCGAGCTCCTCGGCGATCCGGTCGCGGAGCCCCGCGTCACCGCCGCGAGGGACCTCGAGCAGCTCACGCACGCGGGCGATCACGTCATCGACCAGGTCGGGCGTCAGCAGCTCGCCGATCGACGCCAGGACCGCACGGTCGGCCTGCTCCATCGGCATCTGGAGCGCGTTCGCGCACACGTCCGGACCGCGGTTCTGATTCCCGCCACAGGCGTACTTGAACACCCGCCACCGGTCCACGCCGGACCCGTGATTCCCGCTGCGCACCTGGAACCCGCTGTTACAGCACGTGCACCGCGCCAGGCCGGTGAGCAGGTACTTCGATTCGATGCGTGGGCGGCCGCCGCGGAGCCCCTTCGTCGCGTCTCGGTAGAGCGCGCGCGCCTCGGTGATCCGGGCGTGGGCCGCCTGCCAGAGCCCATCGTCGACGATGCGCAGCTCGGGCGCCGGCCGGCGTACCCACTCAGCGGCCGGCCGATCGCTCGATCGCTTCTCTCCCCACCGATTCCGCTTCCGGGTCTGATTCCAGACGACCACGCCCCGATACAGCTCGCGCCAGAGCACGGCATGGACGGAGGACGTTGCCCACCCGGACGGGCGCTCGCGCTGGGCCCGCGGTGTCGGCGCGCCCACGGCGTTCAGGAGCCTGGCGATGCGGGCCTGGCCCACGCCGGCGGCCGCGTGCTCGAAGATGCGGCGGACGACGGAGGCCTCGGCGTCATTCACGCGGCGTTCAGTGTGCGAACGCTCCCCGGCCGCTCCGAGGATCTCGACGTTGTCGTAGCCGAACACGCGGCCGCCCGTGACGTGTCCGGCCTTCGCCTTGCGAATCAGCGCGTCGTACGTCCGCAGGCGCGCCTGCTCTCGCGCGAGCTCGTCGACGTAGGCGGTGATACTCATCATCACCTTGTCGGTGGGAGACTCGAGCGTCCGCTCACGGTCCTCGAGGTAGAAGAAGAGGCGGACGCCGGCGGTGATCAGTTGCTTCAGCGCGTACGCCGTCTCGATTGCCTCGCGACCGAGCCGCGACTCCTCCGACATGATGAGGACGTCGAACGGCGGCCGCGGCCGCAGCACGTTCATCAGGCGCACGAAGCCCGGGCGTTTCGAGAACTCCGCGCCGGAGATCCCATCGTCGACGAACACGAACCGCTCGTCGACGGTCCAGCCTCGGCGCACCGCGTACGCGCGGGCGTGCTCCACCTGGCGGCGGACGGACTTGGCCTCGTCGGCGACGGCCGACTGGTCGGTGCTCTTGCGGGCGTAGATGGCGGCCGTCATGCTCAGCTCCTCATCGTCCACCGCCCGTCACCATCGAGACCTCGCTCTCGCGGTACTCCGACAGCAGGGGTGGCACCTGCAGCCCCGCCAGACTCATCGCGTCGAGATAGCGGCGCACGCTGCGTTGGCAGACCTCGAGTTCCTCGGCGAGTTGCTGCAGCGGCGGACAGTACGATCGGCCGTCCAGGAGCTTCATCAGCCGCAGCGCGCGCTCGAGTTGTCGGTAGCGATTCTCGCTGTCCCGTCGACGTCGAGCGACGGGAAGGCCCGGGAGTGCGGGTTGACGCCGGCCACGGCGAGCGGCGTCCGTCATCGCGCACCGCCGAGGCGACGGCCGACGGCCACGCCGATCAGATACCCCGCATCGCGCGCGATCCCCTCTTCGACTCCGGTCGCATCGTCGTACTTGAGGAACTCCTTCCGCATGGCCTCCGGGAGCGCCTGCTGGAACCGCCGGAACTGCTGTTCGAGCTTGCGGCTGGTGAGCGCGTTGGGCTCGTTGGCCCGGACGCTGGCCTCGACCGATTCGAAGAGTGCCGTGAGCTCGTTGCGATCCGCGAGGAGCTCGGTCAGCGTCTTCCGTTCATCAAGAATCGCGCCCGCGAGCTGACTGCAGAGCGTGTCGACGGTGGGCTTCTTCTTCTGGGACTTCTTCATGGCGGCCTCCGAGAAACGCGAAGGCCAGGATGGGCGGGCTAAAATAGTGCAGCCGCTTTCACCTGGTCACACAGGGGAACGGTCAGAGGTCGTCGACAGTTCACTGCTGTCGGCGGCCTCGCTTCAACTCCCAGAACCGTAGTCCCATCGCGCCACCCCTGTCAACTTTCAGAGCCGCGGCGTGAGCCCGCCAGGCGAGATCACCCGGGCGAACTGCCACGCGTCGCGCGCCGCGCGTTCCGCCAAGGTGGCTCGCCGCTCGGCGTCTTCCCGGGCTCGCGTCTCCAAGGCGAGCTGCTGCTCGGCGCGCTCCGCCCGGGCTTTCAACGTGGCGACGGTCGACGTTTCGAACGCGGGCGGTGGCGTCATTTCGGAAACTACCTTGCTCCCGTTACGTGACGATGCGATCCCCGCCGAACGTGATTGTGTCGCCCTCGAAGAGCATCGGCGTCTGTAGCAGATCCTGGACGTCCCGCGCCGTGACACGGACGGTGCGGAGGTCGACCTGGAGCTCGTGTCGACGTACCTGCGTCAGTCGACCAGACCACCCCGCGGTCCCCGTGCCCTTGTAATTCGTCAGCGCGGCGAGCGAGCCGAGCTCGTGATCCGTGCCCCCGAGCCGCTCGCGCCACTCCGCCACCAGCCGCGCGACGGATCGCAGGTCGCAGCACTGCCGCGCCACCCAGGCCGCCGTGGCGAGATCGCGGAGCATCTCGTAGTCCTGCACCTCGGCCCGCCGCGTGCCGTCAGTGCCGTCATCCACGGTCAGGAGCCCGGAGATCCACGCGCCGCGGTAGGGGTCCTGCGGCAGCCGCGCGCCCATGTCGGGCGCCAACTCGGCGAGCGCTGGCAGGTAGTTCCGCGCGTACCGGTAGGGCACGATGTCCACGAGCTCGTCACGCGCGGGGATGAGACGAAAGCTGTTGCGGATGATGTGGGCCAGATCGGTGCGGGCGGCCGCGGCGTCCCCGTTCACCGAGCGATCCAGCCGCGTCAGCATCACCTGCCCGACCCGGTTCGTGCCGACTTCCATGGCGCCCGATCGGCAGAACTGCGCGACCACGTCGAAGGCGGCCACCTGGCGTAGGTCGTGCCCGATGAGCGCCGCGCCGAGGATGCCGCCGCTGAACATGGCCTCGCCGGCGGCCTTCGTGGCTTCGAACGACGCGGTATCGATGGCGCTGTAGCCCCCGAGCTCCGGGATGGTCGTGGCCCAGTTACCGGTCCCGTCATAGCGGTTGAAGACGAAGTTGACGAGGAAGTGCAGGAGCTGCCGTTCGATCGAATCGATCAGCGTGCCGCTGCCATCGCCCACGTCTTCGTAACCGCACAGGTTCACACTGATCTGGATGCGGCCATCCCGCGCGAGACGGCTCACGACGTGCTCGTGGTCGAGGATGAGCATCGTGTACCGACGGCCGTTGACCTCGTACCATGGGTCGGCGTTGATGTCGACCCAGCCTGGCATCGTCGGCGCCCAGGCCCAGGCCCCCCAGGCCGAGTCCGCAAACTTGATCCGCGCCGTCGGCTCGAGGACCGCTGAGAGGTAGTCCGCTCCGAACACGCTCTGGATGTTCTTCACCGCCCCCAGGCAGATCAGGAAGTAATCCCGGCTCGCCTCGGTCTTGACGTAGCGCGCGGGGACGACGCCGACCGCATCGTCACCGGCGGTTTCGTCCGAGAGGCTCCCGTAGGCGAGCGGGATCGGCTTGTCGATCATCTCCTCCGTGGAGGACGCGTCCGAGATGTCGCTGGTGATGAGGGCCGGCGGCATCAGCGCGCGGTCCGCGAACGTGGACGTCACGAGGCCGCTGAGGAGGTCTTCGATCACCAGCGTGGCGGTGAGGTCGTTCGCGCCCGTCCGGACTTCGCGGATGGTGCCGTGAAACAGGAGCTGCGCCGTGCCGGCGCCGGCGCTGTCGCGCCCATAGAGGCGCGCGGGCTGGTCGATCAGCGGATCCGCGTCGGCCTCACCGGACCAGAGCTGGTCCATGTACCCGCGCACCAGGCGGTCGACGTCGGCCACGACCACCTCGAGGCGCGCGGTCTCCACGCGGCCCTGCGCATCCGCCAGGGCGCGCTCGACGGTGCCAAACGACAGGACGCGCGGTTCCTTATAGCTGTCGCTGTCGGGCAACGGCCCCTTCCCGATCCGGATCGTCGTTGGCGCGCTGCCGGCGACGTCGATCTCGAGCCAGAACTGCGGCGAGACCGCCGAGGCGAGCGACGTGCCCGCCGCTGGATTCGTCCCGCTCGGCATCGTGCCGCCGCCGCTGCAGGGCGCGGCCTCGTCGGGAATATCCTCGTCAGCATCCTCGTTGGTGAACACCTGCACGACGAGCTGCGTGACCACGAGGAGCGGCGGGATCTCCTCCAGCGTGAAGGCGATCAGGCAATCGTTGTTGCCACCGGCCAAGGCCGGGGTATTCGTGGGCGTGACGATGACGCCGAACTCATCGCCCTGTGCAACATCAACCGATCCAGTGGTGCTCCCGGTCGTGGCCGCATCGGCCACCGTCATGCTCAGCGCAGACGCGACAGCCGGTTGCCCGTGAGCAAACGCGACGTTCCACGACTTACCGGCTGTCGGAGCGGTCCTCCAGAGACACTGCGCGGCCACGACGCGATACCGATTCGCCGTAGACCAGCGGGTGTAACTGAACGAGTCGTTGGCATTGATGTTGATCTCTGAGTGGAAATTTTTCACCCTCGCTGCGCTGTTGATATAGTTCTCGGCCGACGTCACGATGTTGCTGTGCAGAGGCGTGTCCGGCACGAGCGCGACGCCGATGCTGATCGGGCGTCCCTGCCCGCTGTTGTAGTCACGCCGCCAGTAGATCAGATCCCCCGCATCGAGATGCACGTTCAGGGTGGTGTTGACCACGCCCACGGCGCTCGTCGCGGACGCCAGCGTGAACGAGAAGGCATCGACCCCGTTCACCACGAGCGTGAGGTCGTAGCTCGCGCCAGCCGTCGCGGCCTGGCCATTCTGGGCGCCACCGTCCTGAATGCCGATCAGGATCGCGGTGAGGTCCGTGATCGTGCCGGGGGCGGAGACAATTTCCTCGACTTGCGCGGCCGACTGATTCCCGTCACCATAGTGCGAGAAGACCGTGGCGTACCACGGATCCAAAATGCCCGCGAATTGCCCGGACATCCCCGGCGTTCGGTGGAAGCAGGACACACCGTCATCCGGCACCCACTCCATGAAGACCGATCGGATGAACGCATTCGGGGTGCCGCCCCCTGAGCCCGAGAACTCCCACTTGAACCGGACTATGTCTCCAGCGTCGTAGTGCACCTCGTTCGAGAGATCCTCATCGACACCCAGCGCCCCAGAGTGACTGAGGACTATCGCCGTATCCGAGCCGTTCTTCTGCAGCGTGAGCGTCACGGTCGCGCCGCTGGATGACGCCATCATCCCGACGCGCCTGAAGGTGCCCCCGATGGGCATCATCAAGTCTTCATAGGTTTGCCCGCCCACCAACTGTCCGGCGGCGCTCGTGCTCGGGATCGTGGCGTACCGTGGCCCCGCGACGAAGGCGTTGCCCAACGTGCTGCGGGAAAAGAACGGCTGCACCATCAGATGAACTCGAACTGCGATCGCAGCGTCGCCAAGTCGCTCAGGAGCGTGTCGACGGCCGGCACAATCACGTCCGTGTCAGCGCGGATCGTCCGACGCACGGCTGGGTCCGCGAGGTTCTGCTCCTGGATCATCACGAGAATCCGCCGCAAGGACCTCGCCGAGGTCTCGAGCGTGAGGACGGCGAGGCGGAGGATGTTTTCGTTGTCAGTCATCGTGGGGACTTCCTTTCAGTTCTCCGGTGTCTGGAGAGGGCCGACCAACGCCCGCACGTCGGAGAGGATCCCGCCTTCGTTCCGGCGCAGCGAGGTGCGCAGCCGGCTCACGAACTCCCGCGGGTCGCCGGTCGTCACGACCTGGTCGATGTGGAACTGGATGGGGGCCTGACTGCCGCGCGCGCCCTGGCCGCCCCCCTGCAGGCTCATCACCGTCGACCGGCGCAGCACGTACTCGGGCTCAGGGGCATCCCCGATGATCGCGAGCGTTGGCCGGCTCACGACGCCTTCATTGGCGAAGCTGCGGGCGACCGGCGTCGTCCCGGTGTACTCCCCCAGGATGCTCGGGGTCCGATTGGCCATCTCGGGGCTGATATCCGGGAGCGGCGTCTGCAGCCGTTCGATGAGCAGCTCGAGCTTCTCGAGCACCCGCTCGAACATGCTTTCGAGCTGATCGCCGAACTGCAGGCCCGTGGCCTGGAGGGAGGTGAACGCGACCCCAGCCGCATCGGTCAGCACGCGCTGCTGGATCATCGCGTCCAGCATCGGCCGCATGGCCTCCGGGACTTCCGTGCCGGAGGCGATCGCGCCCTGGACGAAGAGGCTGGTCGAGGCCGCCATCTGATCGGCGACGATCGCGACGGAGACCCCGGCTTCGGTCAGCAGCTGCCAGTCCTGGATCAACTGCTCGGCGTGCTTGGCGAGCTGCTGCCGCTGGATGATCTGACCCGCCTGCGCGAAGGTGAACCCGTACCGCTCGACGGCGGCGTTGAGCATGTCCTGCTTCTGCGCCTGCGCGTCGGTGAGCTGCTGCTGGCGCTCGAAGACGTCCGTGATCCGCTTGATGGCGTGTTCCGTGGCCTCGGAACCCACCCTCGCCATATCCTGCACGGCGGCGATATCGCGAAAGGCGCGCTCGCCTGTCTCCCCAACGGCCTCGTAGGCCTCCACGATCGTCATTTGCATTTTCGTGATGCGCTCGCCGCCAGCCAGCGCCGCCTGTTGCGCCGTCGCGTTCTGGTCGAACCGATCGACGAGCGCGTCGCTGAACGCGCGCGCCACTTCGGCGCCCTGGATGGCCGGGTCATTGTTCGCCCCGATCGCCAAGCCGACCCCAGCGCCGACCATGGTGCCGTAGGGCCCGAAGTTGGACCCGGCTGCCGCGCCCATCTGCATCCCGGTGAGCATCCGATCCCCGCGGCTGCCCTGTTTCGTCGCCGCATCGATCTGGATCAGCTGCGAGTACGCCGAGATGGCGGCGGTGGCCAGTTGCGCCGCACCCATCGCGCGCTCCCCGCCCGTGATCGGTTGCCCGTCGACACTCGGCCTCGTCATCCGCAGAAAGCCCTGTTCGCCGATGGCGAGCCGATTCCAGTAGTCCCCTTCCGTCTCGTCCGACCGACGCGTCCGCGCGGCGAAGGCCCCGGTGAGCTGCGCCCCCATCGCGGCAAAGGCGCCGAGCGCCCCGTGGCTTGACTGGGCGACCTGGTCGAGGGCGCCGGCGATGGAGAGGAGTCCCTGGACATGGCGTCGCTGAGACAGCTCGCGCTCGCGCGCCGCGAGCTCGGCGAACGCAGCGGTCGTCTCCAGCGCGCGCTCGGTCGTCCCCGCCAGCCAGTCCTGGTACTCCTGCAGCGGCGCCATGTCGACCTTCGTGAACGGCAGCGGAGTGTCCAAGCCGCTCAGCGCCTGGTGCACGCTGTCTGCCGTCTCGAGCTCCCGCACGAATGTCTCGTAGTCGGAGAGAAACTCGAGCCCCGAGAGATCGACCTTTGTCCACGTCGACGCGTCGAACGCCTGCTGAATGATGGGCGGGATCGCCTTGCTCTGGGCCCTGAGGGCCTGGATCGCGTCGCCCATGACATCGTGCACGCGCTCCCGCATGTCCGGGACCAGCGTCTTCATGTCCACCACGCTCGGCCCGATCGCCACGAACCCGAGCGCCTCGGCCATGTCGGTGGCGGCCGCGATCGCGGCGGCCCCCGACAACTCGTCGCGCAGCTGCCGGAGTTCGGTGGCGTGCTGCTTCGCGGCCTCGGCCGCTTTCTTCTGGGCCTCGGTCAAGGCCTGGGTCATGGTGACCCCGGCGGAGGTGAAGATGGCGCCGACGGCGGAGCCTCGGGCCATCAGGGAATCGGGATCCGCCGGCAACACGACGTCGGCGCCCCCTCTGGCGCCGGCGTTCAGCTTGGCCATCCTCGCGGCCTCGCGGTAGGACTGGCCCGCCGCGCCAGAGCCTTCCGGGAGGAGGCCCACGAGCTCCCCGAGCTGCGCGATCCACTGTCCGAGCATGTTCGAGAGGCCGGAGTGCTCATCGATCCAGCGCCCGATGTTCCAGCCGGCCCACGCCGCGCCGGCCACCGCGACCGCGGCGCCGAGGCCCATGACAGTCGTTGACAGGGTGGTCGCGGCGGCGGTGGTCCCGCCCATCGCCCCGGTCATCCCTTTGATCCCGGCCGTGGCCGTCGTGGCAGAGGAGGCCATGGTCGCGAATGGCAACATGCGCACGACTCCGATGAGCGCCGCGCCGGCCTTCATCACGCTCCCGAACATGTACGCCAGCGGCCCGAGCGCGGCCGCGAAGGCGAAGAAGCCGAACGTCGCGGTCTGCACGGACTCCGGCAGCTGCGAGAACCAGCGCACCGCGCCCGCGACGCCCGACAGCACCGTTTCGAGCGCTGGCAGCATCCGCTTGATCGACTCGATCAGCTCGGTCCCGATCGTGATCGCGAAGTCGTAGATCTGATTCTTCAGGATCGTCACCTGGCTCGAGAACGTCTTGTACCGCTCCTGCGCCTCTTTCGTGAGCGCGACGTTCTCCGTCCAGCCCTTGTTCGCCAGGTCGATCGCCGTGCGCAGCTGATCGCCGGCGCCCGCGAGGGAGAGGAAGGACTTGATCAAGCGCTGGTCGTCGAGACCAAGGCCGCTCAGGATGTTGATGGCGCCCTGGCCCGCCTCGCCGATGCCCTCGACGAATTGCGTGAAGGCTTCGCCCGGGTTGGCCTGAAACAGGGACGCGAACGCCGAGCCCGACATGCCGGCCGCGGATCCGAAGCGCGCCAGGTCCTGGCTATGCGTATTGACCGCCTCCACCATCTGGAGGAGCACCTTCTGCACCGCGGTGCCGCCCGCTTCCGCTTCCACGCCGACGGCCGACATCGCCGCGCCGATCCCGAGAATCTGCGCCTCCGTCAGGCCGGCGATTTCACCGGCGCCCGCGATGCGGAGGCTGAACTCGAGGATGTCCTTCTCCGTCGTCGCCACGTCGTTGCCGAGCGCCACGAAGGTCGACCCGAGGCGACTGAAGTCCTTCTGCGACATCTGCGTGATGTTCGCGAACCGGGCCATCCCCATCGCCGCCTCTTCCGTCGAGAGGTTCGTGGTGACGCCCATGGCGGCCACCACACGGGTGAAGTCGAGCAGGTTGTCGGTCTGAATCCCGAGCTGGCCGCCGAGCTCGCCGATCCGATTCAGCTCGTTGACCGAGACCGGGATCTGCGTGGCCATCTCGCGCATCCCGGCGGCGAGCGCGGCGAATCCCTGCTCGGTCGTATCGACCGTCTTCCGGATGCCGGCGAACGAACTCTCGAAGTCGGCGGCGGCCTTGATGGCCAGCCCAGAGAAGAGGGCCAGCGGAAGCGTCACGGCCTTCGTGAGGTCCGCGCCCATGGTCTGCAGCTTCGCCCCGGTCCGCTTCCAGGCGGTCTCGACGCCACGGAGCTGCTTGTCGAAGTCGCCGGTGTTGGCGGAGACCTTGACGACGAGATGTGCGACTGTGCCCATGGTTCACTCAATCCACGATGAAATGCCCGCCGATGGGATGGGAGGCGCGTACGCCGGGCGACGCCCTCGGCGGGCGACTGGAGAGTCCGTCGCCCTATTTCTCGCTGCGCGCGGCTGCTTCACCGCGCGAAATCAGCACTAGTAATCCAACCCGCCGAGGCTCCACGGCCGCATGGGGTCCAGAGCCGTCAACCGTTGCTCTTGCTGGACGCTCTGTATCGGGACGGCGGTGTACGACGGCGGCAACGAGTCCAAGTCCAGGCCAGACCACCGCGCTTGGAGCACCGCGCGATTCTCGCTCTTCATGCGGGCGAGCGCTCGATCGCCGAATTCCTCAACCCACGTGGTCGAGTAGGCCGGCTGGCGGTCGATCACGATCGCGACGTGTGACACGAACCCGATCCTGGAGACGGAAATGGTTTCTGTGCTCCAGTCAATGCTCCGAGAGGCCTCGCTGAGGTCGTAGGAGATGCTCATGCCTCGCCACTCGGATCGGCGACGGCTGATCTCGCGAGTGGCGGCCGAGTCTGGCAGTGCGGCGCTGACGTAGAGGCCGGAGTGCATGTTCACGAAATGGACCTGCGCATCGGCGACCGACGGTCGCTCGTGATTGACGCGAAATTCCGCCAGGTGATTCGCGGACAACGCGTCCTGCTGGAACGCCCGCGGGTCGATACGCTCCCTGAGAATCACGGCCTCGCCCACGCCCAAGCCCACAGGGGAGCTCGATCGAACGTTGTAGGGCAGCAGCAAACCAAACAGTCGAAGCATGGCGGTCTCCTAGCTACGCAGCGTCGCGCTGCCGCTTGTATTCCTCGAGTGACGGCGGAGGAGTGATCGCCGGCAGGGCCTCGACTGCCGCGGCGAACTTCGCCTCGAGCTCCGCGTCGCTGAGGGCCTCGAGCGGCCAGGCCTGCAAGATGTTCCGCCGGAGCTCGTAGAGCGCGTGCCGGCGAGCCGTCGGGTCACCCCTCAGGAACACCGTCTGCCGTATGCCGGTGATGCGATGCGAGAGGTCATACTGATTGGTCACCGGGATCGCCTTCGCGATGAGGCGATCGACGCGCGTCGCGAACTCCCGGAGGAGATTCATGGGCGCCGAGTCGCGCATGGACGCCTCGAACCGCCTGCGCGACGACGTCAGCGCGTACGTGATCGCCTGCTTCCGCTTCAGCGCTACCCCGGTCCGTTGCTGAGCGGCGATGAGCGCCGCCTGCTTCTTGTGCTCCTCGGCGGCCAGGCGATCGACGTCCTCGTTGGCCTGTCGGAGCTCGGCGGTGAGAGACGCGACCGCGGCCTCGTGGCCCCGGGCCTGGTCGACTCGCGTCTCCAGGGCAGCCTGACGCTCTTCTGCGTCCCAGGCCGCGAAGGTCTCTGGCGGCACGAACTGCTCGAGCACGGGCCGAGGAATCGCCTTTCGAACGAGCTGCTGTAGGTCCATTGGTGTTTTCTCCTTCGTTCAGAATCCGGCCAAATCGATCACCGACAACGCGTGCCGTTCGCGCAGCCATTGCGGCCAGCCTGGCCTTGTTGCCGTGTGCAGCAGCTCGAGCAGGAGCAGCTGCACGTACGATTTCAATCCGGCCGAGTCTTCGAGTAGTCGCGCGAGCCGCTCGAGACCGCCAGGGCCATCGGGCAGCGGTCCGAGCACGCGCGTTTCGATCGCCTTGAGCACCGCGTGGAGCTCGGCCTCCTGCAGCGCCGCGACGACCTGGCAGACGAGCGCGCTCTCCGCGTCGGACAGGAGCGACAGCACCGTCGCGCTGAGCTGTAGCGTCACGGCCTACCCTCTGCCGCCTGGGGCATATCCCCTTGTGGCCTCTTGAGCGCTGGCCGACCCTAGACCCCGAAGGAGCCTCACGCGTTTGAAAACGATTTCAAAAGTTTCGATGGGCCTGTCTGATTCCAGGGAATCAGAGACCGAAATCAAACGCGCGGAATCGAATGGGCGCGGATCAAAAATTCCATTTCGCGCCCGGCCGGCCTGACGCACCAGGTGGTCTAGGTGCCCCGCCTCCCATGAGATCGTGGATGGGATAAGGGGGCCACGCGCCCCGCTTCGCTCTCTCTCCGGCCGCAAGACCCCTGGGATCGTCACGCGTACGCGCCGCCGTTCATGCTGACGACGTTCCACTTCGTGGGGCTGACGGCCTCAACGGTCGTGCTCGAGCCCTCGAACGCCGCCGACGTCCAGGTGGTGTGCGGGCCCGTGGTACCGTCGTGCGCCGCGGCCCCGCCGGAGAACGTCACGACGTGCGCGAAATCAGATCCGGCGGTGATGGTGATGCGACGGCCTACGTTCTCGCCGCCGGCTGGCCCGAGCGTGAGAGCGGCAGCTGAGCCCTTCACCACCACGATGGTGCGGTCGCGATCGATCGGAATGGCGCCGTCGCTCCCGAGAAACAGCGGAGAGCCAGGCAGTGCACGCCCACCGTCCGGGCCCAGCAAGGTGGCCAGCGTGTTGAGCTCTTGGATTGTCATGTCAACCTCTCTCAACCGAAACGCTCCGAACGTCGTCGTTCGAACCGTCGTCGTCCGGAACTTCTGCCAGCGTCATCGAGACGCCGTCATCGCTGAACAGCTTCAGACGCGGCGCCACGGGCTCGAGGCAATCGAC